TAAAGAACTCCCGAAATTGTAGATAGAGGATGACAATGATCATTTAATTGACTATCTTTTTCTTGAACATTAAACCAAGAATTATCTATAACATTGTCAATATTAAAACCAGATTCAATGGCATATTCTTTTGTAGCTTGTAAAATTTTATTTTTGATAGGTAAACAATTGTCTAAAAAATTACCTTTAAGTGTATGTGTAGAAAGTCCATTTTTATCCATTGTTGGATGTACCTTTAATAGTTTTTTATTTTTTTTAATAATGTTATTAATAGTCTTTAATTCTTTATCTGTTATAAAATCTTCGCACTGCATAATCAATGTTGGAAAAACTTTATGTTTTAATACTTTCATATTATTAAATAACCTCCTTAGCCATTTCTTTTGGAACAGCTTGAATGTTCCAATGTATAAACCTAAACGGTTCTATACCATAATCTACTGCAAATTCATGTTCTAAATATCCAGGAAAAATAATAAGTGTTCCAGGTTTTGGTTTTAAATGAACTAATTCAGTTCCGTAAAATATATCATTATTTTGTTTCATTTTCAATTTTGTAGCTCTTGCACCTGTTCTTGGTTCATGAAATATTGGATAAGATGTTTTTTCAGAACACTTTAAAAAATAAAAACCTGACACATGTTGGTTCCAATGAATATGTGCTGAATGATGTCCACCACCTTTTTTAGCAAACTCTTGTACCCACAACTCACTAAATATTGTAACATATTGCTGCATATCAAAACCTTGCCAATCTAAAAAATCCCAAGACTTTTGACCAACATAATTTCTAAAATTTAAAAATTTATTATCTAATAATAAAGGTGTTGAGTGGTATGATACACCAACATCACCATAATTTTTAATATGATCTTTATTTATTTTTTTTGCTTCTTTAATATATTTTTCAGAGGCATTGTTTAAAGGCTTTATAAATTCAAGTTTTTCTTCAACCCACATTGGTGTTTTAAAATATTCTACTATTTCCATATTATTTATATGGGTACCCTAAATTCCAAATTACAAGACTGTATCTTGTACCTGAGGTTACTGGTTTAACTCTATGCCACACAAAAGAAGGAAATACAATAATTGATCCTTTAGGTAATATTTCTTTACACTTTACTATACTTTTAGATTTATTTCTTTTGTTTACTTCATAATTTTTAAAATCAAACTCTAATTCTCCACCAGTATATTCAGATCCATCAGTTAACTGACAGGTCACAGATAATTTTCTAATCATTCCATGTTCTGGGTCTCCTGGTTTATCATAAGGAAGATTCCAACCGTCAGAATGCCAATCATAAAATTGATTTAATTTATATTTTGTAAATTGACATTCCTCTGACCTAATCCATTCAAAATTCCATCCTGCATTTTTATTTGCAGCGTTTACATAAGGGTGTATTTCTCTGTATATCCAAGGGTCATTTAACCAAACTAAGTCTGATTTTCTTTTCTTTTGCATATTTAGTATTTCTTTTTTTTTCAAAGACTTATTATCAAATCCACCTGTTCTAGCTATTTGTTCAGGTTTAGACAATGCATATTTAATAATATCATCACATATTTTAGGAGGTATTGCAGATTTAAAATAATAATAATAGTTATGTAAATTCATAAAATTATATTTGTTCGTATAAAATAGTCTGTATAAAATTTAATCCATCACTTTTATTAGGAGACACATAATAAGTATAGCTAGCAGGAAACATTAAAAACTCATTATTATTTAAAGGTATGTCTCTAACTCTATCTTTATTTTTATTGTCATCAAAAATAATCCTGATGGAAGTTGAATTCTTTACAAGCTCTACTCCATATAAAAATACCAAATCAGGTGAGTTTTTTAAATCCATTAAATTTTCATGTTTAAAAGGAGGTGAACTTTGATTTATATGGTAAAAATCTCCCCATGTTTTTATATTTTTTATTCTTAATTTATGACGTAATTGACTATAATCTAAAACATAAGTATTAAGCATGTCCCAAGCTTTTGAAAAAGGAAAATCTTTCTTTTTAAAAACATTTTGTAATATAATATCTTGTGTAAGTCTTTCTCTATCAATTTCAAAACCATGAGGCATGTCTATAGTTCCATGATACACTGCTAATTCTGATAATACTTTTTTATGCATTTTTTTTTCCTTCAAGTTGAAACACTAATATATTTCTTAGTTCTCTACAGTACCTACTTATAGGTGCCATAGAATGTAATAAAACTGAATCAAATATTATAGCTGTATTAGGCATTGGTAAACATCCTCCTATAACATCATCTTCATTATAAATCAAGGTTTCACCATGCCAATCTTTATGCCATTGTTTGGTGCAGTAAATTATTAGAGTTTTATTATTTTTTGTTTTTGTTACTTTATCTGTATGAGCTTGTAATTCATCACCAAATTTATAACTATTAAAATATAAATTGTGTGGGAAATATTCTTCTTTTAATAATAATCGAATATTATTTAATGCTTTCTTAACCAAAGGTATTTCAATATTTTTTTCACCTTTTTTCTTATTTATAATTTGTCCAGTATAATGAGTAGTGTAAGAGCTGCCTGGAAAATCTTGTCCTCTTTCATTCCAACCAATAGTATCTATATAATTTAAAACTTCTGTATAATCTTTTTCTTTAAAAAAATTTTTTATATATTTTATAGGTTCTTTCATAAATTTTAATCATCAACTTGATCTATCCAGTGTTTAATACTAATTGGTGGCCAAAGAGCATATTCACTTGGTGATGAATAACTTCTTTGTAAATCTATATCAGACATACTTTTTACCATTTTAATGTGTTTATCAAAAGTCGGAGTTTCTGTTTTTTCCCATAGTTTTTTTGCTTTTTTCCAAAAAGGTGTGTCGTATGTAGACTCTGCAGCATAATGGTATAATATAAAATCTTGCACCTTGTTGACATACTCATGAATAGATGTTTTTACAGATTCTTTACAAGTATTACCAAACATATAATTAAAATAAAACTGACATACCTTTACATAAGAACCCATGGCGGTAGCTTCTAAAGGCTCTAAGAAAAATAATTTATTACCATTTAACAAAACCCTATCATCAATTATAGGTTCCTCAGCTACATATTGTTTAAAGGGAAAAACATGATTAATTTTATTCACATTAAATAATTTTTTAAAATTATTTTTGGCTTTATCTACAGTTGTAATTTTATCATTGTATAAATACCCTACAGATGTTTTATTTGGTAAAGGTATATAAAAACACCAACCATCAGGGGTTGCTATACATCTTGTCCATTCAACATCATTTTCTTTTTTAGGAAGTTCAGCTAAAAGTGCACAATTTAGAGGATTAATTAATTTTTTATAATTTTTAAAATTTTTAGGTTTACCTCTACAGTCTATAATATAATCTGCATCCAGTTCATTATAATCTTTTATATTTTCATCTCTTTCATTAAAATTTATTTTTAAATTATTGCAAACATAATCTTGAAATTGATCAGGACTAAAATGTAAAGCGTAATAGCCCAAAGCAAATGGATGAAATGTTTCTTTATTTTTGGTTCCCCAATTCTCATACATTATGCCTATTTTTTTTGTCACAGGGAATGAATTTAAATAATTAGAACCAAAATTAAAAAATAGCCAATCTGGAAATTGTAAAGTAGTTCCTTGACCTGTAGGAACTGGTTTTATTTTAGAATCATATATTAATTCTATTTCAACATCAAATGGTAAGGTATGTCTAAAATGTGCAAAATGCATTGCAGAAATACAACCCGCATTTCCTCTACCTAAAATTATTATTTTCATAATTAAGATTTATACAAGTTTCTTAAAAAGAAAACAATAATTTATATTGTTCTATTATCTCTTAAAAACCAACCTGTAGTATTATCTGCTTGATAAGCGTCTTCATCCCAATTGTAATTCCACATATGAGTACCTGCATCATTTTGAGACTTTTGTTCAGTTGTGATTTCTGGTATTTCTCCTAATGGTGATATCCATTTAGCAGTTGCAATATCTTTTGTCCAGGAAGCAAAAGGTTGTTCTGGCCAAAAAATTTGATTAGTAGAATCCCATTCTCCACCTATAATTGCATAATTACCTCTAAAAGGTGTTCCACCTAGTTTATGTGTATTTTGAAAAGTATTATACGAAGTTTGAATCCACATATTTGCTGGCCAATTATTATGTGTTTCTAAATAAGCTTGACCTACAGATTCAGTTTCTACATCGTTTTCATTTTTTACATCTTTATCATCTACTGCTAACACTTGTAGAATTTTATTGTCTTCTGATATTTTTGCAAAATGTGCCATATTATATACCTAGTTTTGAAATTTATACCTTATTACTACAATACCACTTCCGCCAGTTCCAGATGAAGAAGGCCCTGGGCCGTTTCCACCGCCACCGCCGCCAGTGTTACCAGTTCCTGGTTGTCCATTACCTGGAGTTCCACCATGACCGCCGCCTCCAGCGCCGCCGTCTCTGGTACGAGGTGCACATCCTCCAGCGCCACCACCGCCAGCAAACCATCTTCCTGGGGCAGGTCC